GTCCATCTACAGTATCAAACTGAAAAGCACCATTTAAAATTCTTGATTTACGACAAAATTCTTTCATTGCATTATTAAGTCTTATACGTATCTCACCTTCTGTCATATCTGGATGATGCAACCTGATTAATTCATGTAATTGCGATTGTGTCATACCTTAGCTCCACTTAGTCTTTGTAATTCACCCTGAAACTTAGCTTGACATTGTTGGTATTGAGCACCTAATGCCTGAAGAATTGCCTGTGTTCTCTGAAGGTTTGCACCAAATTCTTGAATCTCTTGAGATAAATTAGCTTGATATTCTTGTACTTCATCACCGACTTTTGCTTGATAGGCTTGAATTTCACTTGAATATTTCTGTAGTTTACTATTATTGTCTGCTAATATACTCTCCATATCCTTAGCTTTATTGGTCATTATCAATGCTTGGTCCTGTGCCTTATTAAACTTATCTATATCTGTTGTCATTTGAGCTTCTTGTTGTAGTCTTTGAGCTTTCATATTTGCATTTGTTATAGCGACTTGTAAATCTTGGTTGCTCTTCGTTACAGCCTCTTGAAACTCCATTTGGTATCTAGCATTTTCTTTATTAAACTCATTTAATTCATTTTGTATATCTGCCTGATACTCGCCCAACTCATGCTGTATCCTGCCTATTTGTATTTGTGCCAGTTCAGAATCTTCTTGGTCTTCTAAAAATGTTTCTAGCTGTGTAATATCGAATGTACCAGATGGCTTTAAATACGTAGGAGCACTACCACTAACATTTATAATGAGTGGTGCAACAGTAGTAGAAGTACCTACACTCTCAGCAGATGCATTTGAATTTGTAGCATCACTATAGGAAACAGTAGCTATATTTGGAGCACCTCCTAGAGAAGCAACAACTGATAAGTCACTTATGGATAATGAACTCGGAATAGCTTCTCTTGTAACTGACATCAGATTCATTATAACAGAACATGATGAGCCAATAGTTACAGCATATTCAGCATTATCTGGAAAACTATCTATACCAGTTGCGGTATAAACAACTGTTGGATATTTAAACCTAAGTATCTGACCCTTTTCTGAACTTGTAGGTGCTGGTAGTATTGTAAGAGTAGAACCTTCAAAATAATGCATTGGGCTTCTCACGGTTGCATAGTGAATACTTTCACTATCTTTAGCTTGTGTGCTCATCCCAAATGGGATTTCCACAGTACCCCTGCCATTTCTAGACACAGAAAAGATTCTGTTATTGGAAATATCTACAGTAGTTGCAGTCTCCCATAGAGTTGCGTTGTATAGCAGGACTTCATCTGGTAGAACATCTGATATTTCACGCGCTGATGCTGTTAGATAATCATTCAACGCAGTAGTGTCAGATACTGCAACTCCTACTATGTCTTCAACTTTATCTTTAAAACTACTCATTTATTTCCTTATCGGGACTAGGGAGAGCGTTAACTCTCCCTAGCTATTCCCTGTTGCTTAAGAAGCAGTTATTTTGAACAACTTATGTGATTCAATTAACTGAATACCAACGCCTTCATCAGACATATATTGGTCTTTCACGCCATCAAAAGCATTATCTGTTTTGATATTGGCTTGATAAACCATAGGTCTGTACTGAGCATGGAACAAGTTGTCATCGCTAACGACGAGCATATACTTGTTATAAGGTCCACGCAAAGATGGGGTTGGAATCAACTGCAACATACCGTGAGGTGTTTCTAGAGTTCTGTAATTAAAACCCAAGGAGTCACGTTTCATGTCTCCAAGGTTTACAGTCCATCCAGATTTACCTGCTAGATTGTTACCAGTTTGTAATTTACTCCAATAACCTAGAGCACCAGCACCAACAAAGGCTCTTTTAGAACCACTTTCGGGGACATACTGGAAAACTTTTTCCATGTCGTCCACAAAATCTGCGTAGGTGTACTCATCTTCTTTAATAGAGAAGATGTTCTGGTCATCACCAGATGAAGTACCATAGTCGTCAATCGCTGGAATAATTCCATAGGTTGAACGGATTAGGTTCCCATCAGGGTCGGTCCGACCACCATCGGCAAAGGAATCAGAAGAACCACTCAGATTAGTACCACCAACACGTGTACCAAATAAGAATGCCTTTTCTTTCTGAATCTTATGCTCTTGAGCTTTCATTCTACGAAGACGAGCTAATTCATTAGACTCTCCACGTAAAACTGCCGCCTCTAGTGTGCCTGTGACTTGTAATGGTGTTTTGAAAATCTGACAAGAATTCCAAACTACCGTTAGTTCGTCAGCCCATGCATCTGGAGAGGATGAACCCTCGCCACGTGCATTACCTGAAACCATGAAGACATCATTATCTGCTACAACAACAGCAGTACCAGTCATGTTTTTAAACTTGATGGTTGTGCTATCGGGGATTGAAGAGACAATTACTTGACCTTTCTTCGTGGTTTTTGCCGCATTCCAGACCTCACAAACCAGTCCGATATATGAACTATCTGCGGATGAAGACAATCCAGTTATACCGTCTATTGCACAGTCAGCTGATTCAGTATTACCTGCGGCTAACGATGCAACGCCTGATGCGTTATTTGATGAAAACTCTTGTTTCACCCAAGGATTGCGATGCTCAAACATTTTAAAAATAGGGTCTGGCACATCACGAGTTTCTTGGTTTGAAATAAGAGTTGTAAATGGTGCTACGTCTGTCCATAGCTCTTTGGTAACCTGTGGGTCGACGTAAAAATCTCGTCGGTCCGTATACAGAACACCTGAAGCTCCTAGCTTCTTTTCTGTTACTGCCATTTTATGACTCCTGTCATGTTATGTGTGAATTACCTCCCCAGTAATGCATCGCTAAAGACCTGCTCTTCAGTCCTAGGTTGTTCAGCTTTGCCAGTCTGCACAACGGCAGTTCTCGGCACAGCTAATCTCTGGGCTTGATTTTGCATCTCTTGAGTGCGTTGTTGCACAACTGGATTGGAATTTGTTCTCAGTTCAAACAACTTAGCTAGATTATCGATAGTTAGGTTATCAGGATTACTTGCCCACTTAACAAATGAATCAGCCTTATCAGCCTGCCATCCGTATGAATTCACCGCATGGCTCTGAGCCTGCGTCTTCATCATGCTATCACGTTCCATTGCCATCTCATATTCATATTGCTGAGTTAGCTGTGTCTCCCTGACTTCATCCTTCTCTTTCAAGAAGGACATATAATCATCTCGATACTTATCTCTATCTAAGCGATACTTAAACGAATCAGAATCTGGGTCGCTATAAGCATCTATTTCGTTGTAGCTAACTGGTCTATCAGGCTCAGTAGGCACCTGCAATGAAGGCTCTTGCACTCTCTGTTCTTGAGGTTGTGCTTGAGGTTGTTCATTGGAGGGTACAGTATTCTGACCTTGGGAACGATAGTAATTTACTTCATTCCTTAGTTCGCTTAACTCACCCTTGGCTTTATCTGCCTGTGACTGCCAGTACTCAAAACGAGTTTGGTCTTGATTTGACGATAAGACCGTATCGTTAGTTTCCGCAATTGGTTCCTGTGCTACAGAATCCTGTTGCACTTCACCAGATGGAATACTGGGATTTTCTACTTCCATCCCAATGTTCTCAACTGGTGGTTGGTCAGCATTGCGTACTTCCAATATTTGTTCTTCCATTATTATTTCCTTTGCGATTTGGTTAATACCAGCAACCGCTTCCTCAATTATTTAGTGGATTTGTTAAATCTTCCAAGTCCATATATCCAGTAAATGGCTTTTCATAATCAACATAGTTTTCTGGACCTTGGTCATAAACTGTTCTTTCATAGGGATTATCTCCTTGGGGGTCTGCTCGATAGTTTCTCCCTAGAATATCTTTTGACTGCCAACCTCGAAAAAAATCTTTTTTCTGTGTAATAGGTCTACTTTCTCTTTCAGGGGCTGTATTCTCTGCGTATGAAGCCTTTTTATCATTGTAAGCAGACATTGCTGACGCTGTTAGAGGTCCTACTTTGCCATCAATTTGTAATTGATTACCATCTTTATCTAAGTATCCGCTATTATTTAGCTCTTGTTGCATGTCTTTTATTCCCTGTGATGTCATCTTAGATGGGTCGGTGCTCATATATCTGTCTAACAGGAGCTTACTATCAACCTTTTTTACATCACCACTCCCTAAAGCATCACTCATACTTCCTTTATTATCGATACTTGGAGGAGTAAATGGCAATTCTCCACGTACACTATCACCACGACCATAACCACCATGTCTACCAGACTCCATCATTTGTGCCTGTCTGTTCATCTCATCAGGATTATTACGCATAGTTCTATCCATTAATTCCGATGCTTGGTCAGTCATATTACCCTGTCTCTGCTGGTGCATAGCCTGCTGTATTGGACTTGTCCCAAAACGCTGTTGAGTACTACGTTCCCCTGCTTGCTTCCACTTACTGACGGCATCACCACCAAAATCAGTTGCACGTTGTTTTAACTGTGCCATTTTTTCTCTAAATCCAGCCATTACTCATCCTTTAAGCTCAAAAGCTCTTCATTCATTTGACGTTGTTTATTATCGGCTAATGGTTGAACCTTTGCTTTATCCATCTTCAACTCATCTGCTAGGCGTGTGCTGTATAACTTCTGTGCCATTTCAACTTTAGCTTCTGCCTTAGCCAGTTTCTTTTCAAACTCTTTGACTTCCACTCTCTTGCGGTCATGTAATGATTCTCGCTGTGCAGTTTGCAAGTCACCTTTGAGTTTCTTAATTTCTTCTTGTTGGGATTGTACTTGTCCTTGTAATTGTTGCATTTGCCCAGAACGCTCTAGTACTCCCTCCATATCAGCTACATCAGTTTGCTTTAAAACTTCAATTTGGTCAATTAGACCAGCTTGGTGTAACTGCATATAATATTCAAATCTTGCCCACCTATTTGATGGTAATGTAGAACCTGATGTTACAATTACGTCATACTTACCAACTGTAATATCATTTATCTTACCCATGTAGTTTCCAAGGTCATCATAAATGGGGGAATTCATAACAACTTCTTTTGGCATATTATTGGGTTGCATGAGGCGCAAAACCTTCTCATCTTGATAGACATATTGGATAAGACCAACTACAACTCTTGCTAGTTGATTTAATCCTTCTTCAATGTCATCTCGCTTTGATTTTATCCTACGCTGACCATATTCATCCATAGCCACAGTACCCTTGTAGGTCTGTGGGGCTGAACCACCATCCCCCTGCATAAGAGCGTAAATCCCAAGGATACGTTCTATATCTGCCCTTGCATCTGCTTCATTCTTATATAATTCGTTTGGTAGAGGTACTGGACCTGCCACTACGGGTGTCCCTAACTCTGGGTCAAACTCAATAACTGCTGTACCTGCTCTGCCCCAGTCCTCCTCTAATTGCTTTTTGTTTATAGCTCCACGCGGTATTAGTAGTTTTGTATTAGTCGAAGTAGATGCATGTGCAATTATAAGCGACCTAATCTTATTAATGTATTCCTGTAGACCTTTAACTAGTCTTACATCACTCATAGGATAAGGATTTCTATTCCAGCCATTCATAATAGGGACAACTGGATACTCTTCTATGGGAAGTATGATAGAGAACAGTTCTTTATCCCCTATAGACACATATTGCTCTATTTGACATATCTCTATATCATTAACTAATATCTTTTCTGCTTCTACTAGATGTCCCTTGGTAATAATATCTATAGTAGTTGTACTATTTGGAAGAGCTCCTAGGTGTTCTTTTCCAGCCATAGGAGTGGGTTGTCCAGTTTGGGGGTCCATCATCATATGGAATTCATCCCCCTGCTCGTTATGAATCTTTACATAATCGGCTACAGATTTTGGGTCTGTAAGAATCTGTTCACCATCTGGAGATAGAAGTAATACTGCTGGCTCTTGTTTGTACTCTTCAAATTCATCAGAAGCTAATATCTTTTGGTCATCACTAAAAGGGTCATAAATTTTATGATATGGCATGAAAACTTTGCTATATCTCTCCATTAATTCTAATTCTCTCTCACCAGTAATGCTCTTACCAGTAAGATTTCTTCTTTGAGATACTTGTTGTGACTCATGTCCATATCTAGAACCACTTGTAATATTGATATAGTTTGTTTCCTGACACTCTAGTATTTTTTCTTTATATTCAGGGTATGCTTTTATGAGAGCATCTTCCGATACTATCTTAGCTACAATGATATTACTAGCATCTCGGCAGAAGGCATCCTTAGATGACGGGTCTATGAAAACTTCTAAAGGGTCTATTGACTTTATCTTAACTTCACCAGAACCAAAGTCTGCATCAGGGTCTACGTATCCATATAAAACACCCATTCCTTTTACATAATAGTCATCTATAGCCATCTTCAGTTCTACATTGCCTAAAGACATATCCCATACATAAGCCATTATATCGCTAAACATGCGACCTACTTTATTATCACTTACTTCACGACCTGTGGATTGGAATTTTGGTTTGTTAGATGTGAGCATAGCTTTTGCTTGCTCTACTGCGGAATAGACTATGTTCACAACAATGGGTTGCTGTGAACGTTGTTTTAAAGCTGTTGCTTCTTCGTCAGTCCATTGCTTTCCATTTCGGAATTCATTATCTTCGACAGCTTGTTTTGCCCAACTTTCTCTAGCGGATGAATACTCGCTGAGTAAATCATGGGTGTGTTGGACACCCGATGTTTTTTGTTGCATAAAGTTTAGAGTATACTTATGTTACGGTGCTACCGCATTGGTGGCTTATACGTAGTAATGCTAAGAAAGTTCCATTAAGCTACTTTCCAGCTATTAGTGTTAGCGACATATCGCTCTTTATTGTTACTTGGCTCTACTTCCTCAGTATGGTTAGGTCTATAACATTTTTTCATAGCATAAAACATACCATCTAGTAAATCGTCATGTTTACCACGAGGATATAGTAGAAGTTCATCTTTTAATTCTATCATATCTTTTTTCATGTACATCTTGCCTTGTGCAAAATAGGGTTCCATTGTTTCAAGTCTTGATGATTTTGAAGTACGTGGAGATTCTTTTATTTCTAATCCAGATATAAATATCTTTTCTTCATCGCATCTAGTTCTTAAGTACTCCCTCAGCATCTCCTGATAGCCAACCGATTCTATACGTACCTTTGATGGTTTATACATTTTAAACCATTGTATAATACTTTCAGCTAACTTCATGGGCGTGGCTCTTTTGCGGTAATAAGGTAGTATGTACCTATTATTATCTTTGTCTACTGCTATCGGCATGATAACTGAATAGTCAGCAGTCTTGCGTATTGAGGATGCAGGGTCCACGCCCATGAAAATATTAACTGGTATCTGCTTCTCTTCGTCTTTGAGGAAGTGATTGCCGTCATCGTCTATGCTATAATCGTAATTATGATATTTTAAATACTTTTCGCTGAAGAGCTGGTCTTCATCTCCTACTATTTGGCACAGATACTCTCTATAGAATACAGATACACGTGCAATAGATTCTAATTCTTTCTTCTTCTCTTTGAGTTTAGCTATAGGTTGCCACTCTTCCCAGAGAGCTATCTCCTTATCCATATCTGGACTGAAGTGCATATTGGTCCAACCGTCCATTTCCTTTAATACCTCAACAAGACATCTCTGATGCTGGGGTGTACCAATAACTGCTATCTTTCCACGCATAGGGTCTAGTGATGGAATAGCAGATTGGAGCAACCATCTTAGATTCTGTTCCATAGCTTCTGCTGTTTTAGTGTTATTCTCGTCCTCTGGGTCATCTACTACAATGAGTGTAGGTCTCTGACTTCCAACCTTGATACCACGTAACTGCTGACCAGTACCTTTGCAGATAATCATAGTGCCATCCTTGAGCTCCACTTCTGTTTTAGCCCAAGTTCTTGCTGAGTGTTGTCCCCAATATCCGTAGATAGCTCTTAACTGTTGACTATAATCAAGCATATCCTTGATAGTTCCAAGAAGTTTAATGGCATGGTCTTGTGTACGAGACACTAATATAATTAATTTCTTCCCCTCGTGGTTCATTAAATGGAACAACGGGTAAATTCCCCCAACTATAGATGATTTTGCGTGTCCACGAGGGGCGATGATGTTCACTTGCTTCTTGTTATCATCCATAAGAACATCAGCTATTTCATAATGGAAATCGGGAGATGCTACAGAGAACATATTTGAACTAACTATACGTCCAAATAATATCATATTATCTTTTAGTTTAGCCTTTAGTAGATTATTTTCTTGTGCAGTCATCAAGTAATCTTATATTTATAAAGCACATCACTCTTAAGTTCATCATTACTGGCGTTTCTCCAGTCTGCAATAAAGCTATCAATCATTTGTCCACCTAAGTATCCTTCTTCTGGTGGATATATATTATCCTCATTACCACGAAATACAGCTTGAAGTAACCTTAATTGCCGCAAGTGGTTCTTAGCTGTAATATATTTACGTTCCGCATTAACAACATCTGTAGCAAAGTCCTCAAACTTGATGGCTACTCCATCAACATATATGATTCTATCTTTAGGGTGCTTACGTCCTTGTTTAAAACTTATATCCACTAAACTATTGCTGGCAGTACTACTGTTTCAAAGTATATACAGGTTTTACTGGCAACCACACATGGTTTACTGGCAAGTTTACTATCAATCATATATGAGAGTTTTCCATTATGATAAGTCATCATACATCCTAAGCATATACCTGATGTATAGTTAGCACAGTTCTTCTTAGCAATTGTAAGGTCACTGGTCTTCATTTTCGTAGAAGTCATAGAGGAGTCCGCTTATCTCCATATCTCTAAGTGCATTTAGTGCCATATCTGCTGTCTGAGCATTATCTATCTCAGTCATGATGGCTATAACATGGAGACATCTGACGGCTATCTCTATCTGAGCCTTCATCTGTTCCAACTTCTGGTTCAGGACATCAGATTCGCTCTGTATCATCTTTTTCCTCTTTCCGCTTTAAGACCAGTTTCTTTTCTTCTTCTAGTGTTATCTGGTCTAGAATCTTTTTCGTATCAATCATCTCTACTGTATCTGTAGTTATGAGTTTATTAGGCTTCATCTCCAATAAGTCCATAATATGGTCATTGGCTTTTAGAAAATTACCTACATCACCCTTACTTTCCGCCATATCTAATGCTTTTACGATGTTATCAACGGCAAATTCTTTGTTTATTGCCTTATCTGACAATATTTCTTTTACTTTCTTCTCTACCATCATCTTAACTCTTTTGTTTTTTAGAAATCTTCGTACAGTTGCCCTAGGTATCTCACTATCTGGTCTATATACCTTTCCTAGGGTATCAAAGTCTACTGAACCATTCAACATCATGTTAGCATAGGTGTTTATTGTGTTAGTTCCCCTAGTGCTCTTAACTTCATACTCGTCCCATGTCTTAGCTGGATTAGACTTAGTATACTTCTTATAGGCATGATTTAATTTAAAATTTATTTTTGCAGATGGACTACACCACCCAACTCCACCTGATAATTTAACGAATGTCTTGATATTTCCATTCTTATCAGTATAATCATTCCTAGATAAACATCTCATAACATAGTCATCATCTGTTATTGCATAATCCCCTTTATCAGCATCTTTCCAGTCACAGTAGCCCATACTGGAGTCTGCATCAGCTTCATCTTTGGTATAGATGGTAAATCGTTGTCTTTTACGCTGATATAACC